GCACTCTGGATCGATCAATACAACTGGTTCTTGATAACTGGTTGGTAACGCACGGTGGCGCGAATCTGTCACTAACATGACAGAGGGCAAGTCAGGTTCAATTCCTGCACCAACCTCCAAGTGTTGACAATCTCATGCAGGTAGTTGTAAATTCGCAGTCACCACACCCAGTCGGCCACCCTGCACTCGCAGCTCCGACGCCAAACGGCTCCTGAAGCCATCTGTCGCGGCTCCTAAAGGACACCCCGCAAGCAGGTAAATCAGGCTACCCCGATCGTGGAAATGGAAATTTCACTTAATCTGGGAGAGCCACAATGGCCGAAACAGCGTTCCAAATTCAGTACCGGCAGGAATTCATTGCCGGCTTCGAGCAGCACCAATCGCTTCTACGAGAGTCCGTAACAACCGAAGCGGTTATCAAGGGAAATCAGGCGACGTTCCTGGTAGCTGATTCTGGTGGTGCAACCGCCAAAACCCGCGGCGTCAACGGATTGATTCCGGCGCGCGGCGACAACCTGAGCCAGCCGGTCGCGACACTCATTGAGTGGCATGATCTGGTTCGCAAGACGGACTTCAACATTTTCGCATCGCAGGGAAATCAGCGCGCCATCATGCAGATGACGTGTATGGCGGTTATCAATCGACAGATTGATTCCGACATCCTTGACGAGCTTGCTACAGGCACAATCAACACCGGGGCTGCTGCAGTGCCGACGCTGAATCTGTGTCTGGAAGCCAAAACTCGTCTTGGTCAGGCTGACGTACCGTGGGATGGCAACATCAGCATGGTTGTCACGCCGAACTTTGAGGGTGTCATGCTGACACTGGCATCGTTTACGTCCAGAGACTTTACGCAGAACGGCCCGATCGATATGACGCCGGAAGCGTGGAAGGATCGCCAGCAATCGTACAAGTGGTTGGGAATGAACTGGATTGTTCATCCTCAGCTTCCCGGTGAAGGCACCGTGGCAGCAACTTGTTTCGCGTATCACAAGAATTCTATCGGCCATGCTTACAATGCCGATAATGTTGAAGCGCGCGCCGGGTATGACGAGGAGCAGGACTATTCATGGTCTCGTTGCTCGATCTACATGGGCTCACAAATCTTGCAGAACAGCGGCATTGTCCTGGTTAACGCCATCGACAACACCCTGACTGTATAAGGGAGAGGACAAACCTTATGGCATACAATGCTAACAATCTGAACCTGTGTATTCCTCGTATGGGTGAGGGAGAAAACCTTGCGAACGCTGGATATTCTTCAGCGAAATTCGTGTACCGGGATATCACGGCTGGTGACAACCTTGCAGCGATGCAGGCGGTTGGATTCATCCCTGACGGTGACGATCAGGGGGTGCGAGTCGGTGACTGCATTACCTTCATCGAGGACACTGTTGCTGCCGAAGACCGGCTGGTCACCGTGGTTGATGCCGCTGGTCTCGTAACGACCATTGCCTTCGCCTAATTTGACGTAGGTAAAGGCATGGCGCGACAATGCGAGGGGCAGGCTCATCCGGGTCTGCCCCTTTTTTGTCACGGAGACTGTAAATGTCAGAAGTAGCAGCACAAATACCAGCTTCAGAGAGTGCCGATAACGGGCCTGAAAAAGGTTCGGCATTGCCGATAATACAAGGGCGCTTTCAGCTCGAAGCAGAGGCATCAAATCGATGGCGCGTGAACGTGCCAATGGGTACGCACCCTGATGAATTGATGAATGAGAGTTACTGGCAGCATATCGCCAGACAGCTCAGGCCTGGCGATGAAATTCGCGCTATGCCTGACAATATGGCATGGGAACTGACGTTGCACGTTATTGGCGCCGGTAAGCTCTATGCCCATGTTGTGAAAAAGACCTTTTTCGATCTTGCTCCTTTGGAGCAGCCAATTCCATTGCCCTCGATCTACAGAGTGATCTTCCAAGGAAGTCACCATAAATGGGCGGTAATTCGTGAGGACAAGCCTCTCAAGGATGGCTTCGACACCGAAGGTCTTGCTCGTCGATATGCACAGAACCATGAAGCTGCAGTGAATAGATAGCTGATCAAGGACCGAACCTAAGAGCGCAGGGATGCGCTGGCTTGGAGTAAAAAATGGCAGACCAATTATCGCTTTACAACGGTTCCCTGAATATCCTCGGTGAGCGCCGGCTTGCGAATCTTACTGAGAATCGTGAACCGCGTTATAAACTTGATGATATTTACGATAACGACCTGATCAATCGGGTGTTGCAGATGGGTCAGTGGTACTTCGCTCAGCGTACCGTGCAGCTCAATGCAAGTCCTTCAATAACACCTTCGTTCGGCTATCAGTATGGTTTTGACGTGCCTGTCGACTGGATGCGAACGATGGGCGTTGCCTACGATGAGTATTTCCAAATTCCGATCACCCGCTATTCTCGAGAGGCAGCGTGGTGGTTCTCGGATGTTGAGACTATCTATGTGAAATACGTCAGCAATGACGTTCAATTTGGTGGAGATTTCTCACTCTGGCCACCGAACTTTACTGAGATGGTTGAGCACTATCTGGCCATGAAGGTAGCACCACGCCTGACCGGGCTCGACTTCTCACGTACCGAATTGCTAAGTAAGTGGAAGATGTGGCTGTCTGAGGCGAAGGCAACGGACGCCATGGAAGACCCTGCGAAGTTTGCTCCCAAAGGTGGATGGGCAAGATCGAGGCAAGGGTTCCGTGCAGCCGATTTCGACCGTGGATCGCGAAACCAATTGATTGGGTAAAATATGTCTCGAAGCGAAAAACTACTATTAAGTTTTAACCGTGGGGTGGTGAGTGCTCGCGGTCTGGCTCGTATGGACCTTGATAGGTTGGCGATGTCGGCTGAAACGATGTCGAACCTGATGCCGCGCGTACTCGGCTCTATGATGCTGAGGCCGGGTCTCCAGCACATTGATACAATGTTTGAGGACCTTGGGCTGGTTCGTCAGATGCCGTTTGTATTTGGCGTTGACGATACCGCTCTCATTGAATTCGGCGAGACTGGCTATGCTCGAGTACGGATCAATGACGTCTTGCTTGCGCGGGTTGCGGTTGTGGCTACAGTCACGGACCCAACCTTCAACGCCGCTCTTGGTGTTGGTGTCAACGACTGGCAGGATGACTCAGACCCCGGAGCGATCGCTGCCTCTGGTGCCGGCGCCACGATGCCGAATGTTCTGAACCTCGACGGTACAGGCGATGACTACGCGAAGGTCACTCAGCGTGTTGAAGTTGATGCCGGGGAGACCGCGGTAGAGCATGCGCTGAATATAACCGTGGTGACGGAATTTTGTCGAATTCGCGTTGGCACAACGATCAATGGCGATGATCTGATTTCTGAAACGCAGCTTGGAAAAGGCATTCACAATCTAGCCTTGATTCCTGGTCAGGATCATTTCTTCATAGAGCTTGCGAACGATCGAAATTACCGGGTTTTGGTAAGCAATTGCAATATCGCTGCCGCTGGTCCGGTGCAGCTCGTCACTGGGTATGTCACTGAGTTGCAGGTTCGTTCTGCTCGATGGAGTCAGTCCGGTGATGTCATCTACTTGGCCGGTGACAGTCTGCAGCAAAGGAAATTCGAGCGTCGTGGAACAGGTGTTAGCCGTGGTCGATCATGGTCTTCGGTGGACTACGGACCCGAGGACGGCCCGTTTAATGTGCTGAATGTGTCTGCCACTACAATCTCGGTGTCTGCGATTGAGGGCGATATTACGATTACGTCCAGTGAGCCAATTTTCGAGCAGGAAATGGGCGGTGGCGTTTTTGGTGCCGGCGCTCTTATTCGATCGTTCTCACAGGGTCAGGTTGTGACGCAGGCAGTGAATGCTGCAGACCAGTTCACTGACCCGATTCGTGTGGTTGGTACTGGTGATGCCCGAGCATTCGGAATCATCATTGAAAACATTCCCCCTGGGTCTGGCACGGTGACTTTGCAGTTTGCGTTTGCGGATACCGGGCCGTGGAACAACCTCACGCCGCAGTACGCGACGAATCAGTCGATAACGTTCAATGATGGGCAGGACGATCAGATAATTTTCTATCGGATCGGAGTTGGTGCTGGAGACTTCACGGCAGGCCCCATCAATTGCACCCTGACGTATACGGGTGGATCAATTACTGGTGTTGCTCGCATGGACGGATTCAATTCACCGACTAGCATTAGTGCTCATGTACTGGTGCCGTTCGGGTCACTGGATCCGACGAGAGACTGGTTTCTTGGCGCGTGGAACGGCGGCCGCAATAACCAGTGGCCGGACACTACTGACATTCATGAGAACCGCCTGTGGTGGGCTGGTATGGATCGAATCTGGGGGTCTAACTCTGACAACTACGAGTCTTATGATGATGAGACCGAGGGTGACTCAGGGCCGATCAACCGACAAATAGGATTTGGACCGATTCGGACGATCAGTTGGCTCAAATCATTTGGCCGGCTGCTCATGGGAACCAGCGAAAACGCCGCGAACATAGATTGTGCTCGCACGGATGGCAATAACCCAATTGGCGTGAGATCCAGTTCCTTTGATGAGGCACTGACGCCGACCAATTTCAATATAAAGACGATTAACTCTAAGGGTGTCTTTGTTGACCGAACCCTGCAGAGACTCTATGAGCTGGTGATTGATGGAGGTGGTGTCGATTACACATCGACCGACCTCTCTGTATTCACGCCAGATTTCAATGTTGTTGGAATCACTCAGATAGCGGTGCAGATGAAGCCAGACGTTCGCGTCCACTGTGTTCGCACAGACGGAACGGTCGGAGTTCTTATTTACGATCGACTTGAGAATGTCATTTGCTGGTGCGAGGTTATTCTAGGTGGTCCGGGAAACTGGCTTGTCGACGATGTATCGGTGCTGCCAGGAGTTGTTGAAGATCAGGTGTATTACACCGTTCAGGGATTCAATACCGTCGACAACGAGGAGAGGTTCCTTCTCAAATGGTCTCTTGAGAGCCAAGCTGTTGGTGGCCTGAATAACTACATGGCCGATGCATGGGGTCAATATACTGGAGTTCCAACCAGCCTGATTACTGATGTTGAGAGACTTGCCGGTCAGACGGTTTCGATATGGGCTGACGGTGCTGACAAGGGCACTGTGGTTGTTTCCCAGTTTGGAACCCCAGGCCAGATTGATCTCAGCGGTCTTGATGGTGCACCGTTCACGAATGTCGTCTATGGGCTGCCGTACATTGGGCGGTTCAAGAGTGCCAAACTGGGCGAAATCGACGGCATCGGGATGCTTGAGCGCAAGCATGTCAATCGTTTGGGATTTGTTGCCGAGAACCTTCATTATCAGGGCATCCAGTACGGACCCGATTTCGATACGCTATTTGATATGCCGTTGGTCGAGCAAGGACGATTAACGGCCGATGATTTTATTTGGCCTGATTATCAGGAAGATCAATTCTCCTTTGGTGGAGAGTGGAGACCGGACTCAAGAATATGTTTGCAATTCCAATCACCCAGACCAGCGACAGTGTTGGCTTGCCTTGCGGAGCTGGAGTCAGTGACGGCGCGATCAAACCGTCGATCACCACGGGCTTAGCAACGCAGCAGGACGTCGAGGCCTATTTGGGATCGTCGGCCAAAGGAACAATGCGAGCCTATGCGGGTTTCGTTGATGGTGAGGTGTGCGGCTTGATTGGAGTCGTTAGGGAAGGCGATATAGGTAAGTTTTTTGCCGACTTTAACGACAAACTGCAACCGTACATAGGGTCGATTGCCATAATGAGGATTGTTCGGGGAGCGACTGAGTTCGCAACCCAATACAAAGGCCCGGTCATCTCGATTGCTGAGCACGCAGAAGGCTGTCGGATGCTGAACAGGCTTGGATTTACACACTTGGATGGGGCTTACTACGCATGGCTCAACTAGCGGTTGCTGCCGTAATGGCTGCAGGCTCTCTGTACAAGGGCGCCCAAGAGAAAAAACTGAAAGAAGAGGAAGCTGTTGGATTCCGTGAGGCGGCTAATCGTCGTCTGGGGGCTGCAACCCGTGAGGTTGCTGAAGAGCAACGCAACAAGGAGAATGTTTACTCCCGCGCATTGTCTGTTGCGGCTGCCTCTGGTGCCGGCACCCAGTACGGTGTTACCAAGCTCCTTTCAGACTTAAATGCTGAGGGTGAGTACCGAATATTCTCACGACTCTGGGCTGGTGAGGATGAAGCAGAGGGTTTGCGTTTTCGTGCTGATCAAGCTCGGCGAGAAGGTAACGCAGCGGCGCAGGCTTCATCCATCAATGCAATAACATCGGCGGTTTCGTCATACAGATCATTTGGCGGTGCTCCGAGCGCCGCTTCCGCGGGTGCTGGAGCTTCCGGCGCTACTGCGGCCACACCTATAGGAGCGCCAAACTAATGGCTGAAAATTTCCGCGTAGAGGGGTTCGTGTTGGGGCTGGCAATTAAGGCGCCGGTTCGCACATTCACAACTGCTCCGATCACACTGTCTGGATTGCAGACGATTAACCTGTACTTGACTCAAGTGGGCGATCGGGTGCTGGTTATGAATCAGGCAAACCCGGTTGATAATGGTATTTACACGGCGCAGATCTCCGCATGGAGGCGCGATGGCGATTCCGATGGGAACCGCGACTGGGTTGGTGGCACGATCGTCCCGGCTTACAGGCCCAGTGATGGTGAAATCGTACTGTTCAACGTGGACGGTCAGCCGTCTGCGATTACGGTCGGTATCAGTAACCTGACTTTCAGTGTGTACTTCGATCCTATGGCCTCTTCTGGCGGTGAGGATTTACAGGCAACAACCGTGCTCGGGAATACGACTGACCAGGGCATAGGCATCACGACTGGAGCGACACTCGGGATCTTTGATGCAGCTAATGTGGAGGCCATTGGAATTGGCATCAACTCGGTTATTCTGGCGCCGGCGCCGGCCCTGGAATTTGCCGCCAGCGCGAATATTGAGGCTTATCAGTTCGATGAGGATGTCAATGTAGATGGTGATGTTTTTATCGGCCCAACTGGCCGGCTTGGTGGGTATCGTCGAAATGCTGCGGTATCGAGCAATATTCAATTTTCGACTGGTCCATCGAATATTACCTATACAGCGCTTGGACGTAATGTGTTTGTTGGTGAAATGGATATCCCGAGCTACCGGATTGGGGTGTTTCAATTCACGATCATTGCCAACTCGGTTACGGTAAATGCCAACTTGACGGCTGCATGCCGGATTGATGCAGAGGCAGCGACCGCGAACTTCAATGTCGTTCTAACTCCTCCAGTTGGCACTGGATTCTATCGAGAAATAACAATTGAAATTACTCAGGGATCGGGTGGTTTTGATGCAATTTGGCCTGCTTCTGTTGAATGGCCGGGCGGCACACCTCCGGTGCTCACCGCAACAAACAATGTTCGCGACGTTATACATCTTTGGACTCGCGACGCAGGTATTACGTGGACTGGATCGTTCCTGCAGGATTACAGCTAATGGGATTGCTGTCAGGGGGGTTGTTTGTTGGTGCTGGTGGTGGTGCTGCCAACCCACCCACTTTTGTTGACGTTGATGGTGGCGACCTGTCTGCCATGTTCGCCTTTGGGAATGTAAGCAACGTTCCACAGGCCGTACGAACGGTTGATCGTAGCGAATTTGGGACTCCATCTGCTGGCGATATTTGCATTGCCATGTGCGTTTGTCCCGGCTATCCAGGTCAATTTCCCCCATTTCTTCGCGAGGCACTTCCCAGTTTTATGGCGTGGAGTAATGTAGTCGGATCTAATTTCTTTACATTTGATAACGGCGCATCACCTAATGAATTAAGTGGGGGGTTGTGGGTTCGAGAGTGTGATGGCACCACTAATGATACATGCCGAATAGGGGGTATTGGCCAGTTTCCATTGGCAACTCAGGTCGCCAGACTCAGTGGCAATCCTTTCACATTTCCAGGCGTCATAACGGCAGCCAATGGTGAAGCAGAAAACCAGACAGACGCCGATGGTGCTGTTTGCGTAAATGACCTGTTTGGTGGTTTCAATGAATGTATCGAATTCTTCATAAGCTGGAAGCGCGGGAGTGCAGCGGAGGCTGCTGTCGGTGAAATATCCATGCCAGCGGGAATTATTCAACTTGGAACGGCTTTTGGTCTGGATAACGGGTTCGATCAAGGAATGATGGCTGCGTGGGGGTACAACTACAGTCACACCTCTGCCGATCGATTCAATGGCGGCGATGCTACCCAGTTTGTGGATAATACTGACTATTCGGCTAGCGTAGGTGCAAGGTACAGAACGGATGATTCGTAGGCCAATATGAAACTGAGAATTTGCTACGGATCGAAGCTGGTCAGGAAGGGCTACGGTGCATGGGTGCTGTACCCTTTTATATTCTTTCGAGATGCCAAAGAAGATGTTACTGACCGTCTTTTTCGGCATGAGATGGAACATGTGTACCAAGTTATGCGTGACGGATGGTGGACTTTTTACATCAAATATTTGTGGTGGCTGAAGCGCTATGGATACGAAGATCATCCGTATGAGCAAGAGGCTCGCGGCATGGAGCATACACCTTTGAGCCACACTGAACGACGATTCAAGGACGACTGATGGCCACTATCCCAGAAGCGATTGATTTTGGAGCCAGACCTAGTCTGCGAACTAATCGTGTCGATACTCCCGGTAGGGGGCGGCTCGCTGTTGCTGACGCTGTGGCCAATGCGGCCAGCACATTTGCGAACATGGCGATCGAGAACAAGCAAAAGGATGATGCCCTCAATT